TTCTCCGTCCCCGTATGAGGATTCTTTCGGCAGATAATAATACTGGTCAGCCCATTCAACTGCCGTCATCGGTACACCCCTGACCAGAGGCTGCAGCGCAACCGAAACGGCAACCATCAGATTATTCAGTTGTTGCTCTGATATATTCATCCAGCAAATCCGGTAATTTATCCTCTGCCCGCGCACACTGATTTGCGCCCTTCGCAATAAGGGTTTTCAGATGGTCAATATGACGTGGCGTTAAATCCGGGAACTGTCGCTGCATGGATAACGGAATAGAATCAAGCGTACTGGACAATGCCATCGCCAGCTTGCTGAGGGCGAAAACGCAGAAGTCTGAATCGATGAGCTTACCTTCGGTTACCTGATTTTTAAGTTTTTGAGCTACGACCTGTTCTTCTGTCAGTTCAGCTCTGGCCCGAAGCAGCCTTTCCTCCAGATCGCCCCCGTCATCAGGTGTTCTCTGATTGTGTTGTCGCCGCTCGCGATCTATCTCCAGTACAGTTTTAACGTCATAAAAAACTTCCCTCCCCCGACGCTCAACAGGAGGAACGCCCCATTTATCAAATGCCTGAACAGAGATACCGATGGAGGAGGCCATATCACTTTTATTCAATAAAAAGGCCATCTCCTCTCCATAAGTCATCGATAAAAAGCGATACAACAACCATGTGTTTTTACAAAACCATTTGATATCATTGAATTTTTTCACATTAATGACATCAAAATACATCGTGAGGTTGTTGTATTTATTTTATTTTCACCTTACTTATCAATTAGATATACCAAACAATTAAACAACAACCACCCCCTCAAAAAATCTCATAAATAGCGAAAACGCGCGAGGTCGCCGCCCCGTAACCTGTCGGATCGCCGGAAAGGACCCACAAAATAATAATTATCATCTACATGTCACAACGTGCGTGTACGCCATCAAACCACGTCAAATAATCAATTATGACGCAGGTATCGTATTAATTGATCTGCATCAAATTAACGTAAAAGCAACTTCAGATAATACAAATCAGCAACACTGAATATGGGGCAACATTATGTCATCAAAGAACAGAACCCGCAGAACAACAACCCGCAATATCCGTTTCCCCAATCACATGATTGAACAGATCAACAGCGCCCTTGAGCATAAAGGGTCCGGTAACTTTTCAGCGTGGGTTATTGAAGCCTGTCGCCGGAGACTGACAACTGACAACTGACAACTGACAACTGACAAGAAAACATGCTAATCGCATAACAAGTTTAAAGAATGAGGCCAGAGGGTCGGACCGTTTCTCTGCCCCTTTATATAACTAATCCTTAACATTGCAGGCTTTACGATAACTTAAAGTTATTACCTACAGTTATTCCGAATTGAAATAATCCGTCACATAAAATAAAACAAAAGAATAATAATAATAATCTTCTACCCTTATCCAATCTTTACTGCTGTGCGCCAACACAGCAGTTTTTTTTGATTATGCTCACATATTTTTTATTCCCCAGCCGTGCTGCACATTACACCTGTTTCTTTTCAATTCAGGCTTTTTCCAGGTATATCTGAATCTCATCCGGTGGCTTCTGCATCGTTATCAGCAAAAAATACGGCCGCTACACTGACAAAAGCTCTCGAGAGCAGTTGCACCCATTTTTCGCTTAAAGATTCACTCAGTAAAATAAGGAGAAATTCACAATCATGTTCAGGCGGCAAACATTATAAAATTAAAACGCCAGACTTGCATAAATAATCCTATGAAGGCTGAACATACTTAAAGCAGTGTGTTATATAAGAGTAAACAACACCCTATAAAAACCTGCCCCCACACACAAGGAGCCACAAAGGCAATTTTATACGCTCCAAACATTATTCAGAAAAGCTTAACAATAAGAAATATTCTTTTCGTCATTCATCTCAACTGTCTGATGGAAACCGCCCAGTCCCGCAACATGGAGCATAATATAAGTAAATAACGCATAGTAAGTATTATAATTCAGGCTCGATTATTTCGAGTTGAAAACAACTCTGAAAAAATGATAATAAAAAAATAACAACAATACTATTCTCTTCTGCATGTGCCATCACCTGCCGTTGCTACAACCCGGCAGGTTTTTTTTATTGTCTAAACTCCAGTTTCTTCCACCATCGCACCGGACTGGCGACTATGAGGGGACAACGCCGCGCTCCGTTAACGCGGTAAACCCCGGTGTGTATCGTTTTTGATTATCCCCACACACTCTCGCAGAGGAGTCTCCCTGTCGGGCTGCGGTCTCTGTTAATGCGGGAATACGGCGACGATACGGCGCATCAGCAAAACTTATTTCAGGCACTGAGTGCGGATATATTCCTGCGCCCCTTCCAGCTGCTTCTGCATTGTCATCAACCGTTCTCTGAGGATGAAATAATCCCATTCAGCGGTGTCTGCCAGTCGGGGGCCGGTTGCATTATCCACGCCGGAGGTGGTGGGGGCTTCACGCACGGTACCGGAGCAGGTGGCGTTGATCCGCAGGCGCTTACGACCAGCGGCAACATCAGCACGCAGAGTTTCATTTTCAGCTCTCGCATCGGCTAATTCCCTCGAGTATCTGGCATCAAGCGCAGCAACATCACCCTGGCGCTGCTGCATATCAGTAATAGTGGCATTCGCCAGTTTCAGCTCACTGACTTTTTTATCGCGCTGCGCTTTGTAGGTGATGGCGTTATCGCGGTAATGATTCAGCCCCAGACTAAGCACACCACAGGCTACCAGCAGGACAATAATCACCACACACAGAACACGGTTCATATCACCACCAACGGATTGCCCAGACCAGAACAGCAATGGCCACAATACGAATGGCAAAAGCTGCCGCTCTTGTTAAATCCAGACTGGCTGGCGTCTCCACTTCAATGCCTTTCATAATGGACAACCTCAGAAAGAATCTTTTATACTTCCTCACAGGGAAAGCACCTCCCTACCCATAATTTCTCCCTTGCCTTACTCAAGGTCAGAAAACACAAAACCCCGCTTGCTGCCAACAAACGGGGTTTTTACTTTTACTCACTTACATTTTGCCAGTTCGCAGGATTTCGTGTTATCCGCCCGCGTTGGCCAACGCCATTTATCAGCAAAATATTCTGCTTATCTGTCGATTCCCCAGCACGCCAGCGCGCTCTCCTGGTCTCTCCGGGATACCTGACCGTAACAGTTATTTGAGCGAATACGGCAGTCCCTGCCACCGTCCTTAATCCACCAGCGAATCGCCTCACATGCTCCCCTGCGATCACCAGCATTAATTCGTCTGTAAAACGTCGACGGGAAGCACTTACCGGGACCAATGTTATACGGACAGAATGACGCGATCCCCGCTTTCTGGGGTTCCGTCAGTGGCACTTTGATGTTTTTCTCCACCCATGCCAGCGCCTTATCACGTTCAATGGCGTTAACCTGGTCGCATTTCTCCTTCGACAACTTCATGCCCGGGACGACAGGTTTACTATCCACCAGAATGGCACCGCGACAGATGGTCCAGATACCCGCACCATCACGGTATGCCGTGGTGTGGTTGCCTTCTTTTTCATCCAGAAACTGGTCGAGGATTTCAGGCGCAGGCGCACCTGCGGCAATCAGCGCCAGAACGGCAGCCGACAGGCCGTATTTGATTTTGGTGTTCATGGATATTTATCAGGATTTATCGGTTCCGAATCCCTGGATATGTTAAGTCTTCAGCCTGCCAGTGGTGGGCACTGGCACATGTAACAAAAGAGGGATGGCTGATAACCTCAATAAGGAGAACTTAATGGAAATATCAAACCATGAACTTTTTCAACTAATTCAGGGGCTTCAGCGCGAAAACATAGCTATAAATACCGCAGCCAATTTCCTGTTCTACAACATCGTTGACATTCTGGATCAGCAAAGTGGAGACAAGAAATTCAGTGATGAGCTTAAAACCAGGTTACATAGCGAACTGAGCAAAATCACAACCTCAGGTAAACCAGAGATTAAAGTCGCCATCAATACCCTCATGCAACCACCGGTAAGACCCATGTTTGGCAATACCAGTCCTGAGCCATTTTTGAAATAAAAATCTAAGCAGCCACTGCTAAATCATCAGAAATTTCATGGATTAGCGAGACTGCTTTTTTTAAAGCCAGCGCCTCATAAAACGGAATGGTAGCATCTTCCCGTCGTTCAATATCTATTTCAATATTGAACAACAGCATTGATGGAATCTGATAATTATATATACCAAGGACAACGACAACATTTTTATCCCCCATGTGGAATGATTTAACTGTCATATCGTATTTTTTCATTTTTCACCTCAATTGTTTTCTCTTTTACTATATGCACCATTTGAGATAAGTCAGCCCCGGCTGGATCCAGCCATCAGGCTCTTTCTTAAAGGGTGGCGTATTGAAATCACGAAGAACGGTCTCCCGCACAACTGCATCCTTATCAGCACCACTGGCCAGCGCTTCAATCTCAGCAGCTACCTGCAGATATCCCATGCAACGACCAATGCGCTGCATCAGCCCCTGCTTTTTATTGTTCTTCAGGTAATCAATGGCAAATTCAGTGAGCGCCTCACTGTGCTGGTGCGATGCCGGTGTTACTTTCCCATCTTCACGGATCGTGATATTCCAGTCATCGCTGCTCACAATAAAAGATGGCCGATTACACTCCCATTCCTGGTCTTTATCCGGTGCAGACGCAATAAAATAACGTTTATTGCCTTCCTCTCCGGCACTTTTAACCGTAATGGAGTACTTTTCTGACAATGCGGTCGCTAAAAACTTTTCCTGCAAAATATTCGCAAAGGTCCTGCGAGCAATTTTGATGCAATCATCGTAAAACGCCGCAAACTGCTCATCGCGGCGTTTTTTTGCATCTTCAGAAGGCATCAGCGCCGACAGTTTTTTATTCAGTTCAGCAATTTCATTTTCCAGACGACTGAAGCGCTGATTCATTTCTTCATGGTTCATCACCTACTCTCCCCGTGCCGCCTTACGACGGTCCTCTCTGATTTTGAAATACAGGTTCGTCAGGTACGTCAGCAGACCAAACAGCAGACTCCCCAGCACGCCTATTGCCGCCCACTGAGACGGGGAAACCCTGTCCAGCAGCTGCAGGAACCAGTAGCCCGTCCCCACCGCTGACGTGGTGTATGACACACCTGTTGTGATTTTTTCCATCTGGTACATACCCCGTCTCCCGCAATCCGGAAGCTCACAACATGAAAAAGGCCAGCAGTACTTTACTGATGGCCCTGACTCACCTTTACAGCATTGTGCCCGGTTCGGGTTGTGCTTCAGTCGCATCAACCACCGGTGATTCCGGCTGAATATCGCCGTTTTCTGAGGTGATATCTTCCGGTTGCGGTTCCGGCTCTGGCTGTTCGCCTGGCTGCTCGCCCAGTAGCGTATCCAGAATCGCATCCACCTCCGCTTCTATCTGCGCTTCAAATGTCTGGCGGACTTTCTGTTTCAGTGCTCCACGCACATCTTCTGAGCGCAGCGCGTCTTTCACTGCCTCAGCAGTGACCAGGGGGTTTATTTCTGACATGGAATTTTCTCGTTGAAAGGTGTTGTAAAGAAGATTGCAACTAAATGAGCGGCTCTTCGGGTCTGGTTCCGGCTGACTGACCGGTGCTGATTTTTTCCGCCGCCGCGGCATCAGTCTTTTTGCGTATATAGTTCCGGATAACCTTATACCCGCCACTGACCAGATATAACGTGCACACCACCGTGCAGAAATACAACATAATCAGCTGTAAAAATGTCATTATTCATCTCCATTATTGACATGGTTAATGCCCGTTAGTTAAAACAGTCCTGCATTTTTTGTTTGCTAAGGATGTAGCGACCTCTGCCGCCGGTTCTGGCTCCTTGTTTTCCCTGCACCGGCGGTCTTTTTTTTCCTGCTTACGGGTTATTCACTTCCACCTTCACGCTGTCAATCAGCAGCGTATACGTTGCCACCTTCGTGATATCAGTCAGCAGAAGTTTATCCGCCACCCCTGTTGCCTGAGATTTCACCAGCGTGAATGGCGTGCCCCGCTTCTCATCAAGTACCGGCGTCACCTGAATGCTGTTGTTTCCGGCAAACTCAAAAGACAGTGTGTGCCATTCGTTATCAAATGCCCCGAACGTATCCAGCTTCACATTCTGCGTCTTGTGGTACATCGCGTTCAGGTTCGTCGCATCCGTCTGCAGGAAGAAGGACATCAGCATGTCGTTGCCTTCCTCTGCCAGCGACACCCCCTCCGGCAGGGACGACAACTGCCAGTAAATACCCAGGGCAAACCGATTCTGTACCAGTGAGCCCGGCACCTTAAACCGCACACTCACACGTCCGCCTTTCTTCAGCAACTCTGCCCCCTGCCCGGCTGCATCATGCTCCAGAAACCAGATGTGGCTTTCCTGTTTGTTCAGTTGCAGGGCCTTACCACCGGTGGCACCCTCATCACTGACCACAGCCTCAGCGATGTTTTTATCAATACTGTCTCCGCTCGCCGGTTTGTGATAATAGCGCCAGCCCTGTGATGCCAGGTCTTCGCCTGACGCCAGCAGACTCATCAGGGTTCGGTTACTGACCGG